GCATGTCGAAGGTGGCCTTTTTTGAGGCTTACCCCCCCCGTGCGGCCTATTAGACGCGTTCAATAGGCTGTTCGATATATGAGCCGTTCAGGTGCGCCGCTTGCCGTGCAACTCATCATGGCAATGGTTGCACAGCACTTGGCAATTGGTGATGTCATACATTCGCTCAGGCGCGACGTGGCGCGGTACGACGTGGTGCACAACCTCACCCAGTCGAGCACACCGAGCACACAACGGCGACGCTGCCAACAGTTGGTTCCTGAACTTCCTCCACTTCCAACCACAGTGCGTGCCGTTCTCACGTAGCCTCTCGCTGCGATTCCGTTCCTTGAACGGAATGGTTGGTATCTGCAACCTGTGCACGAACGATGCCATCTAGCACCTCCTGACATACGGCGATAAGGTCACTGGCCTGAACAATCACCAGCCACGGCGAACGGGTACGACGGCACAGCACGATGGGCTTGCGCTTGGTCTTGGCGCTGTCCCGAATGGCCTGTTCCATCCACTTGTAAGGATGCATTTGCTCTTGAAACTTGACCTCAACGTGCAAGTTGGCGTCAAGCACCAAATCGGCGTCACCGTTCGAGCCGCAATACTGAGCGCTGCGGCGAGACTTCAACCCCATCTGCGTCAGCAGTAGTGCGGCTTCGAGCTCAGCACGTTTCCCTTTCGCTCGGCTGTTCATGGGCACAGTGTAGCATTGTGGACTAAATGTTGATACTCCAACTTTCAGGGGGGATTGACAAACACAGAATCCGTGGGTACGCTCTTTGAGGCGCCCTCCAAGGAAGCCGCTAAAGAGCGCATCCCACAAATCCTAATGCCTTGCCTCGGAACCCTGCGTTAGAGATGATCGCGCAGGGTTCTTTATTCGTCCGATGGCTTGCAGTTCGGGTGCCACAACTTTGACGCGTCTTTCGTGTCATCAAACGCGATGTCCGGCCAATCGACGTGCATGACTCGTGGCTTTGGCCGCTTGAACGATCGCGTCTCAGCGCTCATCACAAGGTATCCCTCATCGGCATGGCGCAGGAACGTCACGTGTGAGTCCGTGGCGCGCCCGATCGCGCCCGCGCCGGCGCCGACGTCCATCGTGCCCTTCTCAGTCTGCGTGCCCTTGGTTGTGTGGTGCACCACGAGAATCGCGGCATTCGCCTTGGCCGCTATGCGGTCAATTTGATTGTAAATCTGCGTCATGTCGGCGTTCTCGTTCTCACGCATGCCCGCGGGAATGAACCGATAGAACGCGTCTAGGGCGATCATCTGCCATGTGCCCGCTGGCTGTTGCTCTACTGTCGCCTCGACGTCGTCGAGTGTGGCCCACTGGCCGCGCAGGGTCATGACGTCGAGCCCTTGGCGGCACTTGTCCGCGCTGACCTTCATTTGGTTGGCGATGCTGTGTAGGCGGTTCTCGAGCGTTTCGGGGTGCAACTCGACGTCCACCAGTAAGACGCGCCCTTGCTTAACGAACAGATCGTTCTGAAATTTGCACGTGAAGCCGCAGCCGCCGACCATCCCCATGATCAGCCGATGCAGCAACCACGATTTGCCCGTCTTCGGCGAGCCGATCCAGTTGCATACCTCACCGCGTCGGAGCAACCCGCCGACGATCTCTTCCCGCATCTCGCTCGGGAACTCCCTCTTCTCGAACGGCTTGAACTCGAGCAGTTTGGGCGGCTGGTGAACGTGGTGAACCTCGGGTGAACGTCGCACCCGTGCCGAACCAATCTCAAGCGCCTTAGCCACTGTGTTGGGCACGTAGTCTGGCCGATCGGCCTTGACGCTGCGCCCCTCCTCACGCATCTTGGTTGCAAGCGCCGACTCAATCACCGACGCGGGTAGCCCGCGCTGCGCCATCGCGCAAGCGAGCGCCCAATCGGCCGCCGACGCGTCGAGCGAGGCGCTAGGAGCCGCCCTACGGGCTTCCGTTGGCTCGGACGCCTCGAGAGTCACCCGAGCGAGCCGAGCCCTACAGAGTGCATCTACGGCGTCCTGTATCCGCGTGCACTGGCGATCGACAAACACGGCACGCCCGCTCACCGTGAAGTACCGACCTCGTTGGTAAACCTCGAGGTTGCCGCGTCGGTTGGCCGACCACTCGGGAAGCACCGTATCTCGAGCAATCACGTGAATGCCCGTGCCGCTCACGCTCCACTCAGCGTAGCAGTCATGCGACACGAGCCAATCCCCCACCCACGGTTCCATGCCGTTTGGCTCGGTCGGGTCGGCGACATCGTCAAAGTCAACGCCTAGCCATCCCTCACCAAGCACGAACCCAATGCCGCAGTCGCCTTCGGTGCTGGCGTCGGCCGCTTCCCAAAACGTGCCCCACGTCGCAGCGTCGGTGCTTGACGCCTTGCGCCTCGAGCCGGGAACGTAGGGCACTTTCGTGAACTTGCCGTCCCGCTCCTCGGCTTTCCAGTTCACCCATCGTGCGGATTCCACCATCTCGGCGGGTAGACGTTCAATTTCCCAGTTGTAACTAGGTCGCTTGCTTCCGTGCATGTTGTGGCTTGCCTCCACAAAAAAACAAAACACCCGGTGTGCGAGCCGGGTGCTTGCCAAAGGCATGATGATGCAATGCCCTCAGTCAGAACGGTAACTCCCAATCAGGGATACCGCAAGTCCTCTAGCAAGCCTCCCGGATGCCCATGAGGTTCCAAAATGCGCCGCTTTGCACCAGTTGCACTTCGACGCGGTCGCCCTTGTCAAACTTCGCCGCCTGTGAGCGCATATCGTCGTTGAACGTCGAGGCCCAAACTTCCGTGGCCTCACCGTTGTGCGTCCACGCCAACTTCAGCGAGAGTTTGGTTGCCGGCCCGCGTTTGGTTTCAATCTCTTTCTCGCTCACGGCTTTGATGAGCGCCTTGCCCCATCCGCCGCCAAGCGCGTTGCCTTCCTCTTTGAGGTTCACGGCGGGAAGCTTCGGCGCCCCATCGTCCCGCAGTTGCTTCACGAGCGCCAAGATTTGGCGCATGATCTCGTCTTTGTTCGTGGTCTTCATGTTTGTGCTCATAGGTTGCCTCGTTGCTCGGTGCACCATGCACCGCTTCATCACTCGGTCTTTCCTTCCGTTGGTGTGGACTTGGCGAATAGCGCCGCCTCGAGCGCTCGAATCCGAGCCGCACCGGCGCGGAGCGCTTGCGCGAGTTTCCGATCGGCCGCCTCGTTGACCTGAGCGTAGTAGTAGAGCGCATCGGCCTCATCGTCGGCATCGGGCGAGCGCTTCGCCATCGGTAAGACGGCATGGTGGAACGCGTAGCAGTGCTGGTAGACGTCGCTGCCCTGGCGCCAGTGCTCGTCGCGTTGTTGTTGAGTTGTTTGGCCGCTCATTTCGATTCCCTCCAATCAATGGCACCGGCGAGCGCTGCAAACACGAGCACAAAGAGAGCCCAGGTCATGCGCGCACCTCGATCGTTTGGCCCTTCCGCTCGGCTCGGCGCAGGTAGAGTTCAATCGCTCGGCGAGCGTGCACGGCCAACGGTTTGCCATCGCGCTCGGCGAGCGCACGCAACCGCGCGTACTGCTCAAGTTTGACCCATACGGGTTGGCCCTTCAGACGTTCTCTCGGCGTTTCATTACCTTCCATGTTGTGCTTTCTGCGGCTCGGCCGCTGTTGAGGTATTGACGTTAAACCTGTTTCGGCTCGCCGTCAATGCCCGCATTAGCCGAACTTGGATATTTCTCGTTCAGCGCTTGCCGACGCTCCGGGCATCCGCACTGCTTGCCCGTGGCTTTCTCGACAACCTTTACGGCACGCTTGATTCCAAGCAACCGCGCTGCGGCCTCTACGACGTCGCCCAAGCCACGTGGGCGCCCGCGATAGTGCTCGCACACTTGACAGACGCCGACGCTCGGTTGCGCCCCGTAGAGCGGCAACGCAAGCGCTGACGTGCACTGCCCATCGCGGTAGTGCCTACACGTACGTCCAGTATCCGCCGCCGCCACCTTGCAAGACGTCGTACTCATCGAGGCATGTTCCTGTGGTTGTGATTCGTCCCGACCAATCGACGCTACGGCATGGACCCTGCAACTCGGTGCGCAGGGTTTCGGGCCACGATGACGAGAACGTGCGCAACGCATCCCCGACGCCCGCCGGATCGATGCAATCGTCATCGTCTTGGCCCTCGCTGCACTCGCCTTCCGCGATGACAGCGAACGGGCCCACGTTGGCAATGCTTGCCTCGAGGTTGGCATAGCAAGCGCCCGGTTGACTCACGGGCCCGCCAGTTCCGCACAACTGTTGCGTGTTGCCGTAGTAACCCATGAACGCCCTGTTCTGTAGGTTGTTCAAGCACCCGACGTCGCTGGCGTATTGAAAGCGCCCGCCGAGACAGCGCAGCGCAAACACCCCCTGTGTTGGGCACGAATCGCAGTCGCCACCAGTGAGCATATCAACGTTGCAGTCAACGATGAAGTCACCGATTTCGATCGTGTGCACGAGCGCGGTTGCTCGCGATGGCCCGCCGCATACGTCAACCTTGCTATTGCACGCCACGGTTAGACAAGCGCACGTTGTGCGCGTAAACGGGTATGCCTGTGACCACGTGATTGTGGGCGGGCAGTAAGACCCACTGTTGTAATACTGCCGCAGGTTCACGTAACCGCTCACGCTGACGTCAAAGCGTGCTCGGTAGCAACAACTGCCGCCAGCAACCTTCGTGGCGATCACTCGCGACGATGGCACAATGTTCACTTGTATGTCGTACTCACGGTATCGGCACGTACAAGCCGGGCCCGCACCGACCTTGTTGATCGTGAATGAGTACGACAGATTTATGCCGTTGACGCGGTAACTGGTGGCGCACGAGCAGACGCTACAGACGGTCGGCTCACCGCAGCAACATGCGCGTTGCAAACTCATGGCTCAGTCCAATCGTATTGCACGACGGTTTGTCCCTCGAGCTCAGCGGCGTCGATCCACCCGACGTCCACCATGTCTTCACCGTCGAGCATCGCGACTCTTACGCTGCCCTTGCCCTCGAGGATCAGCATTGGAGAGTCGGGAGCGGCCACGTATCGCGGCCCGCACGCGTTCAGCGATGCGAGCCCCGCCACCCACAACGCGTACCACGCGAGGCGTTGAAAGCCACTTGACCAACGAATCGATGACAGCGCGAATGATCTCATAGATCACTTTGCGCCCGCTTGCTCGCTCGAAACCTTGTTGTCACGCGCGGCAAGCAAGCCGATCCCAGCCATGCAAGCGGCAGCGACGGCGCCCCAATCAGGAAGCGTAAGCGGGTCGGCGTCGAATAAAGCGCCGACTGCGGTGCCGATAGCGACAACGATGGCAGCGATGCCGGCGGTAGTGGTTCTCCATGATGTCATTTGGTTCCTCTGAGGCGTTCGACCTCGGCTTCAAGATATCTCACGCGTTCGCTCAGCATCGCGATTGTCTCGCGAAGGCTTGCGATCGTGCCATGCAGCCACGCACTCGCCGTCAACACGGCGACAAATGGCGCGACGAGTTGTGCAAGTTCGGGGAATGTCATTTCAGTTTCCTTCAGGGCCGAAATCGCCCTGGTCCCAGTGACAGCAAAACAGCGATACGCCGCTTCCGCTCACGCCACGCACGGTAATTTTTGTGAAGTCCACCACGCCAAGGTTGTGGCGTCCGGCATCAAACCAAAACCAACCAGAGTCAACCGCAGACGCACCCGCCGTGCACGTGCCGAGCATAAACGCGCTCGATGAAGCAACGACCACGTTTTTCATGGGGTCTTGGCCGGTGATGGCACCACCAGCGGTCAGCGCGAGCCAATTTCCGCTCGGCCCGTTCATGGAGAATGGTGTTTGGAATCGAAGAGCCATTAGGACACCCCCCGCGGGCCTTCATCTAGCTGGCTGAAGGACATGCAGAAAACATAGCCGTTCGCCGTGCCATTGTCGTTGCGTCGCACGATCACCGAAGGGTAATGACACACGCCAAGATCCATCGTGCCCGCGCTGTCGACGTAAACGTTTGCAACATCCTCAGTGCCGCCAGCCGTGCCGAAACCAACCCGGAACGCTTGTGCAGTAGTTTGCGACGAATTTGTAACTTTCAGGATCACGCGGCGCATGGGATCAATGCCAGCGGGAAGCGCCGGGAGCGCTGTCCAAGCGCCGTTGAGCCCGTTGATAACGGTTGGTGTGTGGAATATGGCAGCCATAAAAAACCTCAAGTGAGAGTGCGAATAAGGTAACCCGAGCACACGTGCACGAGCGTGCCGGTGTGGGTAATTTCGAGCGAGTAGTGCCACACGCTTTCGCTTGTGCTGACCGCGTTGAGCGCTGAGTTAATCGTGACCAAGTTCAGAATGATTTGACCACTCACGCTAGGCGTGATTCCGCTCGCTTGCGTTGCCGTTACGTCAGCTGACGCCGTGGGCGCAAGCCCGTTTCGCCATATGCGCATCGTTGCCGCCATGCCAGTAAGGTTGTGGTTCGTGGTGTTGATCGTATACGTGCCGAGCGTGCCCGTGAACGTCTCAGGCGTGCCTGGAGCTAGCGCGGAATAGATGATGTTCTCGGTTCTCATGTACACGCTCCGTCAATCGCTTGGGTGTTGATGATGAGCCAGCGAAGTGCGCCGTCATTCTGCCGCATCGGCGTGAGCAACACGTAGGTGCCGATGGCGATCGGTTGCGGCACGTACGATCCCGGCAAGCCGCCAGCGCCGACGCCGTACGAGTAGAACGGATGCCCGCTGCGGTTGCTCAGTTCGCTGATACTCAGCGCGGTTGACTGCAAGCCAGGAGATTTGACGCTCACGCCCGTCGGCGTCGCGTTCGTCATAACCGCTTCCGACCAGGTGTACGTCCAGCGGTAATACGTGCCGCTGAGCACGGCGTAGTTGGTGATCACGCCAAGCACAAACGTGCGCTGCTCGTACGACGGCCGAACGCTCGACACGCGGTCAAGATCGCTTTGGTTGCGTTGCAGGTTAAGTGCGTCGTTGCGGTTCACGGTGCGCAGACCCAGTACCCGTTCTCGGCGTATGACTTCAAATCCAAATCACCCGCATAGATGTTGTTGAAGTCCGTGGAGGTGCGCGGCAATCGAATCCACTTGACCTCGCTCAACTGGCCGCCTGTGGTCATCTTTGGTCGGCCATCGGCGTCGATCGTGGCAACCTGCGAGAAGTGGAAGAACTTGTCGTACAAGAACTCGAAGATGACTTCATAGAACTCGCTGCCGGGTTCCTTCTCAATGTTCACCCCCTCGCAGATGAGCGAATAGGCGGGGAAGTTCAGGAAGGTGGCGCTGTTGGTTGTGTTGCTGTAGTTCGTGAGCGACGTAGCCGCTGCCGTGATCGGCACAACGCTTGCGTCTTGCGTTGCACGAAAGCGGATGCGAACTTGTCCGACTTGGTAAGACTCGAAGCCATCGGCACCAGTGACCGACGTTCCGCCGATGTCGCCCGAGGTGTTTGCCGACGTCGTTGGCGGGTTGGTTGCCCAACTGATTCGGTGCAACTTGAGGTTGCGCGATGCCGTCACAAACGAGTATTGCGCCGGAAGCATCGTGATGGCAGTTGCCGTCGAGCACGGCGAGATCACGTACTTTGTTCGGAAACTGATTGTTGCTTGCACGGCGCTGTAGTTCTCAAGCGCTTGCAACTGTACAGATCGAGCACGACAGAACTGGTGCCACGAACCGACTGCGCCGTAGACGTCGTAGTCCACGATCGGCAATGCGCCATCGGTCACCATTGCCTCATATGAGGTCACCGGGTCAAGTTGTGCGCCGTTCTGACGCCTGATGATGCGCACGATGTTGATCTCGCTTTCGCCGCCAAGCGGCGCAACGCGTTGATCGAGCACACGATCAGTCCATGTGTAAATGCTGCCGCTTCCGCTCATGACATCACCTGTACCAGTTTGGTAAGCACCGTGCTGTTTTGAATCATCCACGCGCCGATTGAGTCAGCCAATCCGCCGCGGCCTTCGGCCATGTCGATGCGCTGTTGTTCCGCCATGCGCTGCTGAATCTGTGAGGCGCCCGCTTCGTTTGCCACACTCAACGCCATTTCGTTGCGGATTTGCTCGAGCGACTTGCCGCTCAGGAACGCACCGAGGCCCGCGCCGGCAATCGTGGCGCCCTCTTGCATTTGTTGAGCCCACGACACTGCGCCGCCCGCTCGGCCAGTGTTTACGTCGGCGCTTCCGCCGATAAAGCCAGCCATGAAGCCGCCACCTCGACTGCTTGCAATTTGCTTTTCCATAATCGCAAGCCGCTCGAGGAGCACGCTGTTGGCTGTCACAGTTTGCTCACCTGTGGTCTTGAACTTTGCGAGCGCTTCGCTGGCGCCCTTCGTCGCATTGTTCATCGTTTCCATAATCTTTCCGGCCACGATAAGCGGCGACAACGCGCCCGCGATCGCGATGCCCGCGGTGCCAGCCGCGCCCGCAGCGCCGCCGATCGCACCGAATCCACCGAGCGAAAGCGCAGACTGTGCGCCCGCTTTGAGCACGCCCTGCGCCGGGCTTGACGTCGAACTCACGCGCTCCATGCGCTTCGCCGACGCTTTGATCTTGGCTTCAGTTGCCTTCAATCCGGCGTCAACGCCTTCGGTTGTGACAACAACGGGAACGTGTACTTTCGGCAGACTAGCCACGTGGTAACTCCATCAAAGCGGTTTCCACGGCATCACTGATGAACTCAACAACCCGCGGTTGATGTCGTTGAGCGGAACGTGTGACGTAAAGCCGTCGGTAGATGCGAGCGCCAAGCGCCGACTCTCGGCGCCTAATTCCCTTGCGCCAACCGCGATCCTGTGAGAACGGCACGATGCGTGCGTTTTTGTTGCCCTTCCACTTGCGCACGAGTTTCGGTGGCGGTTTCGGCCCAACCACGCCATCGGACAAGCGGACGAGCCCCTTTTTGAATGGACGCCAGCCGCCGTCGTAAAGGTGCGAACGCTTACCGACGCGGTTGCCATCCTTGCGGACTCCGACGCCGCACCAAATCCGACCCTTGCGGTAGGTCTTGGTCTTGACTGCAATGTCTCGCTTGGTGCGCTTTGCTTTCGGCAACGCAAGACTTTTCATCGTGCGCTTTACCGCTTCGCCCCAGTTGCGCAGTCCCTTGCGCACGATCTTCTTGCGCATCTTCTTTGGAAGTTCCGACGCTATCGCTGCGATCCGTTCCAAATCGTGTTTGGACGGTCGGAACTGGATCTTGAATCCGGCTCGTTTTGCGGCGGTCGAGTTCACGTCGGATGCCGTCCCAATCGGGAATATCCATTTCCACGTTCAGCGCTGCAACGCTCAACGTAGCGAGATCGGTGCTCGTCAGTGAGAACGCCACACGTAGCACCCGACGTGCGGCGTCAGTTAGTCCCGGCCTTCGGCGTAAAGCCGCTCCACTAGCGCTGAAATCTTTTGCACCGTGAACGCGTCAGCGGCGAGCGCTTCGTCCACGCTCGCAAACACTGGTTCGCCGTTCTCAACGAGATGCCGAGCGACCATCCACGCGGAAAGCCTCTGCGGGTCTTTCGCAGACATGTCGAGCGCCTCGATGAGGTCGAGCGCTGACGGTCGGCGCAGCTCAACGGCGACCCCGTTGGGAAGCGTGCCGTGCCAGTTCTTAAGGGTAAGTGCGTCTCGGATGCTCATGCGACCGTGATCGTGCCTGTGAATTGAATGGTGAAGTTCGCGCGAATGACTTCGTTTGTTGAAGCCGTTGCGCTGAAAGATTGAACGAACGCTTGGCCGCTGTACGTCATGCCTGTTGTCAACGTGATGACTGCCGCAGCGCTGCCGCTTCCCGAGTTAATTGCGGTTTCGATCGCAGCCATTTGCGTGGCTTGGTCATAGAACATGTCAATGGTCGCGGTGCATCCTCGGTTGCCGACGATGTAGGTTCGCGGGCCCGTAGCGATGTCGGTCGAATCAATCAAATTTTGATCGTATTGAATCGACACGGTGCCAAGCCCGTTAACGGCCGTTCCGGCCCAACTGAAAGATGCGAGCGCCGATGAAAGAGCTGCCATTAGTTCTCCCTGTAGTAGATGTCCACTTCGCAATTGACTTCCGCGGGTTCTTGCTCGTCACCTTCGCCGACCGATGCGGCGTCAACGGTTCGGCCACGGAATATCACTGCGTCAAATGTGTAGGAACCAAACAAGTAATTCGCCGGAATACAAGCCGAAGGAACGTTTGAAGCGATGTTCAGCGCCGTGCCTGTTTCCACTGCAACCACTTTGATTTGTGCCGACGCAAGCCAGTGACCGTTCACCGCGCTGCGCTCGTTGTTGGTAATTTCAAAGGTGATCGCTGGCAAGTTGCTGTTTTGCAACCTGTACCCGTGCGTGATGGAGTACGCGTTTAGATCGTCACTTGCGTTGAGCATTTCACGTAGTGCGGCTTCGATGCTCATACAACCTCCTCACACTCGAGCACGGCGACCATGTCGGATTCATCAAGGTTGGTGATACCGAGAATGCGAAACGTGCGAGCACGCACGGTAAGCCGATACGTTTCGTTGATTCCCCAATCCTGCAACGAGTTCCAACGGCAACGGATCTCGGCTCGGCGCACAACCGCGACGCCGTCGGCGTACTGCTGCTCGCTCGCGCTGTCCGTGCGCAAGTCAACCCACAACGGCGGGTTGCCCGGCCGCGTCTTGTTGATGTCGGTAAAATTGCCAGTTCGCATGCCCAAGTCATCTTCGTTGATGCTTGGTTGCAACACAGTTGCAGGAAAGCGAAGTCGGCCGCTACCGATCATCGGAGCGCCCCGCGTGCGCTGTACGCGTTCATGATGAACTTCAGCGAGAGCGGCACTTCGGCAAGCGAAGCCACCGACGTTGCGTCGGGGTTGGCGTACCACGCGCCCACGAGCGCAACAATGGCTTGCTGCAAAGCGTGCGGAACTTGCGTGTAGCCCGCGGTATAGGTCACCGTGGGGAACGTGCCGTCATAAATTGCGGGCGTCTCTTTGAACTCGAGCGCAGTCAAACTGTCGGTTGCATTCACGTACCAATCGGACGTTGGCATCGTGGTGAGCACGTTGCTTCCGTTGTAGTAGGTCACCGATGTGACCGACGCCACTGGTTGAATCGGAAGAATGAAACGTCGCCACTTGTCGAGTTTTGCCGTGCGCGTTTCGCTCGCGAGCCCAATGCCGAGTTCACGCTCCAACAACTCGCCAGCCGCAATGCACAAGGTTGTAAGAATGACATCGTCAGCGGTCACGTCAATGCGCAACCGCGTCTTGAGAATGTCGATTGGTATGGGTGTCGCTGCCATGAAACCCGCGCCGGGGGTTTCCCCCCAGCGCGAGCGAAAGGTAAGAAATGCTTAGCAGGTGATCGCAGCAAACGCCGCAGGAAGCATGCACTTTGAGTCAGTGCGAGCGTACGTGTAGAGATTGACGTTGTGGTTCGCCGCCCCGCTGTACGGGTCGATCAGCGACGTCATGCCGGTGCGGTCGAAGATTTCAAAGTAGTTGAAGTCGCCGATGACGGCAAACACGTTGTTGTTTGCTGTTGCTGTCGGCACGTACTGACCAACGCTGTACGGCACACCGTAGAGCAAGCCAGGAGCGCCGCCCACCATCGTCTGTGCGTTTGATGGTGCTTGCGTCCAAATGTACTCCGTGGCGCCGCTAGTTGTCACGCTGTTTTTCAACTTGCGAGCGACGCGGAGAAACGTATCGGAAAAGAGCCAACGGAACCGCGGCGAGTTGCGGTACTGAGGCGCGACACGGTGCACGGTGTCAATCACGTTGTCTGCGCTGACAGTTGTAATTGCAGCGCCGCCAAGGTCTTCAACTTGGGTGATGGGGCCACCCGCGAGCGCGATACCTTGCGGTTCAGGAGTTGCCGCAGCGGGATCACCAACGGTGTATGCCTGCTCCATCAGCAAACCGAGCGAAAGACCGATTCGCGATGCGACCCAGTCAAGCCCGCTTCCGATGCCGCCTTGACCGATGGCGTCTTCAATAAACTCTTGCGACATCGTCGTGCGGCACACCGCCTTGCGAGCAACAACGGAAATGGCGGTAGCAAATGTTGGGTCGGACGCAGAGATTCCGCCCGCTTCTGCAACCCATGCTGATGTGGGAAGGTTGCCTTCCACCGTGATGGTGCGCTTGCTGTCGATCGTGCTCACTGGCGCGATTTGGCGCAGCACGTTCGCCTGGTACATCTTCTCAACAATGCGGCGCTCCATGTCAGTCGGAATTCCAGCGCCCGAGGTGCCAGTGGTGAGCGCACGCATTTCTGCGGCGTCGCCACGCGCGACAGCCATCAGCCAACGCTTCGCGTACTCAGGGCTCGCGAGATCGTGCTTGACGTCGGCACGCGCAACCACGCCGCGAAACTGCGGTTGCGAGCGTTCCTCTTCGAGTTGCCTGAGGCGCTCTTGTGCAGCTCGAAGCGCAAGGCGGTCTTGGTTCATACGCTCGACGGCGTCGAGGTCGGCGTCAATACGTGCGATCTTCTCGCGCTCTTCTCCGCTGCCGCGGATTTCGACGTGGTGCGTCTGTGCACCAGTGCGAGCCGCAAAGCGGTCGAGGGTCTTGCGGTACTCGTGAACGGTGTTCTCAATGTTGTTCAGTTCGTCAGACATGTTGCATCCTGTGCTTGTGAATCTCGAGCCGCAGCGCCGCGGCTTCAATGGCAGCCGCGGAAACACTCCGCAGGCTCGATGAGGTCTTATCGCCGTAGGCAGCGTCGACAACAACGCTGAGCTCGACGAGTCGAGCCGCGGTGACGGTGCGTTCAGTGCGTCGCGGGTTCCATTCGTCGCGATCGACGTAGAACCCAAACGACATCTCTCCGCTCAGGTCGCCACGTTCAAGCATCGCGCGCACGTCGTTGCCGACGCTCGTCTCGGCGAGATCCGCGGTGAACTGCAGTCCACTCGCAGTGTCGTTGAGCGTGAGCGTGCCGCTGCGCGTGCGAGCGAGCAACGCGCTCGCGTTGTGGTTGAACAACAGTTTGATATCAGCGCCTGCCAGGTCGCCGAATGCGCCGCGAGTGATTCGCTCACGGAACTGCGGGTTGAATGGCTCGGAAATCTCACGCGACCACTTTCCGTACGGGATTGCGAGGCCCGACAGCGTGCGGCCCGCTGGTGCACCGATGGTGACGCTGCGACGTTCAAGCGAAGTCATCGACGCTCCCCGCGCTGGTGTCAGCGCCGATGTTGGTTTGACCGCCGCCAGTGCCCATGTTCTTGGCGAGGATCGGATCGTCGAGCCCGTCGAGCGGCGCAAGGTTCAGGTACTCACGCGCTTCGTTGCGCGTGATGACGCCGGACTCGACGCCAGTTCGGAGCGCCGCCATCTGCTCGGCGAGCGATGGACGCGAGATCATGTCGCTATCAAATGTCGCCGAGCCGAACGGTGCGAGCTTCGCCACGATCTCGGCCGACCACGTTGAGAACCAGTGCTGCAAACACGCGTCCACGTACATGCGTGAAAGCCATTCCATCGAGCCATACGCGTTTGCACTGTGCTCGGACAAGTAGGAAGTCGGCACGCCATAGATGCGCGAAACGTCCTCGACGCTGTAACGTCGAGCTGCCGCAATGCCCGCATCGTCGAGCGTGCTGCTGATTCGCTCGACGCGCATACCTTCGGCGAGCACGAGCGGCTTGCCCGCGTTCTCAGCGCCAGCGTGATGCTGTAGGAACTTCTCGCTGATGGACTGCCGTGCGCCTTCACTCAGCGGACCCGGATGCACGAACGCGAGCTTGGGGTTGCCGGCGTTCTTCATGACCTCAAGTTGCGAGTTCTCTTGTGCTGCGAGAATCTGCAACGACGTGCGGCACAAGCGAACTGGCGATTCTCCCCACAAGCCATCGAGGCCGACGGCTCGAAGGTGCAGCATCGAGGACATCGGAACGTCACCGTAGAGCCGCGTTTTGTAGACGGGCTCAGGCTTCGTGAGATCGAGCGAGACGCTTTCGATATCGAGCGGAAGCAACTCGAGCAACTCGCCGCCGAGCGTGCGGTTGATCACGGCGAACGCGTTGCCGTATAGCAAAGCTTGCATCGTGAGCGCTCGACGAAACTCGAACCCGTTCTGCCAGCGGTTTGGTTGCTGCAACAACGCGTTTGCAGTGCGCTCGCTCACGTCGAGCGGCACACGTGCCACGTCGTTGGCGATGAGCGAAGCCGCGCGGTATACGGGCGTATACGCGAGCGCCGTTCCCGGCGTAATGGTGGGCATGCCCGCGACGTCAAACGACGTCGGGAGGATCACGCCGTGCGTGCCCCAGTGGCCCAACCAACGCTGTAACAAGCTGCGCAACATGTTGCGCATTGCGACAAGTTTCGGCCGTCATGTCTTGGACTAAACTTCGGTTTCGTAACAACTGCTGCGTTTCCCCCCCCAGCAGTGCACAGCCATGATCGAGGCCACGAGCGGATCAATGGCGCTGTGGTCACGTGGCTTTTCGGGTCGCACGTAGCCGCTCATCCCCGTTCGCGGGATTGCTTCGGCGCACGCTCGGCGCAAGATTGGATCGTCGCCGATTACCAACTTGCGACCTACCCACAGGTTCTGAAACAACTGGCATCCCGGAGCAAACGTGCTTGAACCCATGCTGTAGGCTTGGATCGGCGCACCAATCTCGGCGAGCCGCTGCGCTAGGTACGACGCCCCCCAGCGGTCATATCCGACAAGTTGCACGTCGAATTCCGCGATAATCTCGGCCATCTTCTGTGCAATGGCTTCGTGGTCAATCTCGGCGCCGGGCGTCAGGTTGATCTTGCC